TACGTTAATAATATATTCCCCACCACCGCGAAACGCACCAAAACCGCCACCCGAACGTCGCGTAAAATCAGCCATATTAGCGTAATTAAAAATTTTGTGTGTATGTGGTGACACATAGTGTATATGATTTTGAATATGTTCATTTTTTAATTGATATGAATATACCCCCCTATCAGGATAATTTGCGTTGTTACCTTCCCCAAGATAAATTTTATTACCGCTTATCCAATTTCCGAAATCTGGTTCGTACGATTCTTCAGTATGTGAATATCCCATTTCAATTCGTCCTTTTAGATCAGGCAATGAAAATAAATCTTTGGTTGAAGGACCGTAGGTATCACCTAATAAATTCCATAAAGATTCATAATCTGCTTTTCTAACTTGCTGCCCATTACACAAAAGCCAACCCTTAATTGATTCTTGACCTAAAACTTCACCCGCATACGGAATGATAGTACCTACTTCTATAAAGCCAATTAATTCTTTTTTAGCTTCTTCTTTAGCAAATTCTACTAATACAGACAATGGTAAAGATTTGGTTTCGAAAACACCATTATCATTTCGCTGATTTATTAAAAATGATACAGGACTAGCTGAAAGACTATATGACTTGTCAAGTTCAGAAATTTTAACAGGAATATCAGCCATCACACATATTTAATAAAAATCATAAATATAAACATGAAGCGTTTTAATAAGGTTATTGAGAATAGTCTTAAAGATAGTCAATTAGTTAGAGTAAAGCTAAAAGTAGATCCCGCCAATTGTTCCTCTGGTGAAATATTAAAATATAATGGATATGAAGGTTATATTTTAGCTGAAAAAGAATCATCTTATTCGGTTTATGTAGAAGACTTGGGTTTAGTAGCAGAATTGCCCAAAACTATTGTAGCAATTCAAGACACATTAAATCCTATAGAAAAATTAAAAATTAATGCATTACAATTTTTAATTAATAAAGGATTAGCAGATGAAATTTTATTAAAGTCCATCTATATGGCATCTACACCAGAATATATTGATGCATTTTTAAGAGAAAAAGGAATGTCTGATTTTGATATTCTATCTGTATACAGAAACTCTTTATTTTGTTAATATTTTATAATATAATTAACAGCTAAGTAAGGTTGTATATTATTATGTGGCATATTACCGCCGGTATTTTGAATATCGGCTTTACTAGAAGTAGTATCCAAATCATAAGCGGGATTGCGGGTACCATCTTGAATTTTTTTAATTTCTTTCATGATATCCCATGGACTTGCAGACGGGAAATCTTCATCCCAGTCAAAACGCCTTTGATAAGGCATTAAATAGGATTCAAAGCTTTTGTGTTTATGTCCCGCATCAGCGTGTTTGTGCGCAGCTAATTCATCGACTGTTAATTGATGTTTATATTCACCACCGGTATCAGCTAGGTTAACCTCAGCCGTTGGTTCACCTAATGTAATTGGTTCATTATTAATACCGCAATATCCTAAAGGTATTTTTCCAACAAAATTGGGCAAAGGGAATGTTTCTGCATTAACAGGACCATATAATCCCCTTATTACTTCATATAATTTTTTATATTTTACTCTGGAAACATACTGACCATTACATAATAACCATCCATTTAATTTATCATATTGTGTTATATCACCTGCATACATCTTAATTGATCCTACTGGCACAAACTTATTCATTAATGCCTCTAGAGCATCAGCTAAATATTTTGTAATATCTTCTGCAGTTGTATATCTTGTTTCTAATACCTTAGTTTTTCTATGTTTTTGATTAACAACAAAGACATCATCATTTGCAATAGAAAAAGCTTTTTGCAATTCCGATATTTTTATCATATTATCCATAGATTATCTTTATTTAAGGATTATGATATTTTTAATGAGTACATATGTTTCTACTAAAATTATTGAACTCGGATCCTGTGCATTTAGACAATGGCGAGCAACACACTCTAGATGTAGCTACATCCATGGATATCAATTAAAGGCTAAATTTTGGTTTGGTTGCTCGGAATTAGATGAACGTAATTGGGCTGTTGATTTCGGGGGGTTAAAAGAGTTAAAAGCTAAGTTACAACAGCAATTTGATCATACTTTATGTATTGCGGCAGATGATCCCCAATTACCGTTATTTCAACAATTACATGATGCAAAAGCATGTGATTTGAGAGTTATGGAAAAAGGTGTAGGAATTGAGAGAACGGCGGAGTTTTGTTTTAATCTTGCCTCAGAGCATATTAAAGAATTAACTAAAGGTAGATGCTGGGTAGAAAAGGTAGAGGTATGGGAACATGATCTTAATTCAGCTACTTATGAAGGTAAAAGCTTAACCGAAGCTGTTGTGCAAGCAGCACCTGCTCCGGGTCGTGGTGCAGCAGTTGGTAATCAGGTAACGACTGGATTGGGTGGATTATTTAAAGGAACCAGCTGGGGATGATAAAAAGAGAAAGAGATCCTAATCTAGTAGGACTTGAAAGTAATATCTTTTCAAAGATGAATGAAATTTTAGGTCCCGATATTAAACAATCGGGGCCTAAAACAGATGTAAAATTTGTTTCTTTTGAAGATGCTTTAAAAGAATTATTAGAATTTGAAAAGTCTAATGTTGTACAGACTCTAACTTCTTCACAATAAATTTAAGAATCTGAGATCTTACTACTTCGTTTTCAGTGAAAAGAAAGGCATGAATTCCTTGATTTTCACTTTCTTCGTTATTAAAGGCATGTCTGATTTTAGAAAATCCAGATTTATTTCCAATATCCGCTTGGAAAGAATCTCCAATAATAATATATTTAGAATTTTCACCGAAACGGGTTAAAATGGTAGTCAATTCAGCAGCGTTCATGTTCTGTGCTTCATCTACAATTACCACAGAATCTCTAAATGTTAATCCTCTGACGAAGTTAACAGGCATACATTTTACGAAATTATCTCTCATAAGGTCGCCGCCTATTTTAGGACCAACTAATTCGTCTAGTTTTTCCATTAGAGGTAATGACCATGGTTGAAACTTTTCTTGTAATTCACCCGGTAATGAACCCATGCTCTTGGATGCACTCTCTACAATACTTCTAATATAGATTATATTATTAATAGATTTTGTTTTGAGCATTTGCAATCCCGCTAATACAGCTAAGTAGGTTTTAGCAGTTCCTGCTGGACCATCGACAAACACCATTTTTGTTTGATCATACATTAGCATTTCAATGAATGAATTATGTACATCATTCAATTTAAACTTGTTTTGTATTTTAAAATTACAAAACCAATCTTTTCGTTTGCTAATTTCAAGGTTATGAAGAAGTACATCTGCATCTAATCGAAGATCCTCTTCTTCTTGCATCCGTTTTCTGGTTTTCTTGGCCATTAAACTTATTTATGGGTGATTTGCATACATGCCCACGTTATTATAAAACATGGAAAATTTAGATAATGAAACAATGTTTATCTCTGATGATAAACTCTTTTATACTCTTTAGTAACACATAAATAAGATCATGAATAATAATGATCTTATTGCATATATCGAAAGTAAAATTGAAGAGGGATTCACATTGCGCAATATTTCATTATTGCATAATATGAATCCTTCTTACTTTTCAAATATGCTAAAAAAGCGAGGATTGTTACTCAAGAATATAAAAAAATTAAAAGAAAATGGTTTAAACAATGTAAAAGGGGCTCTTACAAAAAACATTAATAAACAACAATTAAAAGAATTAATTTTAAGTGGCCTAACTTCAGTAGAAATTGCAAAACAAATGAATTTATCATGGCCCACTATTTTAAAACAAACAAAAGAAATGTGTCCTTATTTATTAGAAAAATTACACGAAAATGGAAAACATAAAAAGTATAATAGTGCAAAGGGCAGACCAAATTTTAATTGGAGATCTCAAAAAGGAAAAACATACGAAGAAATTTTCGGTGTCGAAAAGGCAGCAGAACTTAGAAAAAAGCGTAGTGATTGGCTTAAAAATAATAATATAAGAAAATTTGCAAAACGCATAAGCAAACCCCAATTAATGCTATCTAATATAGTAAAGGAATATTTTAGTAATGTGCATATTGAATATAGCATTAAATTGCCTAATAATAGAATTATATGGTTAGACATCGCGTTGCCGGATAAAAAAATTTGCATTGAATACGATGGTGTATATTGGCACAATTTCAATAAAATAAAAAAGAATATTATTAATGATAATGATCGCGACATGTTATTAAAATCAATGAATTGGCAAGTTTATAGAATACGTTGTGAAAAAAATCCCAATGAATCAATGTTGAGAAAAATGTTTTTGGATTTAAGATTTATGAATGAATGATCTAGAAAATGAAAGTCTTTTTTTGAGCGAAGACAAAATCTTTTATACAATTGAAGGGGAGGGTGTATATGTTGGAATGCCTTCTGTCTTCATGAGACTATCAATGTGTAATCTTACCTGTAAAGGATTTGCCTCGCCAGATTCACCACATGGTTGTGATTCATTTATTTCTTGGTCGATTAAAAATAAAATGACATTTAAAGAAATTGATCAGCTTATGGTAGATAATGGGTTTATTGATAGATTAAAAGCAGGATCTATTTTTAAAATCACAGGAGGCGAACCACTTCTTCAAGGTAAGAAATTATTAAAATTTATCAATTATTTTGAATATAAAACAGGGTTTATTCCTCGTATTGATTTTGAGACTAATGGAACATTAGTACCTTCTGATGAATGGTTGGACTTAGGAGCTACATTTACTGTATCACCCAAATTAGCTTCTAATGGTGATCCTGAAGAAGCTCGTTATAATTTAGATGCTTTAAAATGGCATGCTAATAATAATAGATCATCATTTAAATTTGTAGTACAATCAGAAGATGATATTGATGAAATTGTTGAGAAATATATCAATAAATTATTTTTAGATAATAAGAACATTTGGTTTATGCCTTGCTGTGGTTCTAGAGAAGAACACACTGAAAAAGCGACACAAGTTGCTGAATGGGCTAAGCAATGGAATGTTAATTTCTCACCGAGATTACATTTAGTATTATGGAATAAAGCTCTTAAAGTCTAATATGGATACACAAAAAGTTTCCAAGATCTTTATCATGAATGGTGATAAAGTATTACTTCTTTTATCTAAACATTTAAACAAATATCATTTACCCGGTGGGCACGTAGATCAAAATGAAACATTTGAACAAGCCCTTCAAAGAGAAGTCTATGAAGAGACTGGACAACATTTGAGATACTATCATCGTATAGGATTTACCAGTTATAATATTTGTTTATATATTGGTAAATTAAAATCCAATTTTATTAAATTATCTGATGAACATTTGAAATATATTTGGGCTCCTGTTAAAGATGCATTAAAATTAAATGTTTGTAAATTTACATTTAGAGACATTCGTTATTTGCAAACTATTTTAAATGTAACAAAAAACACCGTTATTGACTCTACTGAAGAAGAAGATAATTAATATTATGAGAATTGCAATTAGTGGTACAGCTAATATTGGTAAAACCACATTAATCGAAGACTTTATTAAAGAGTGGCCTAATTATACAAAGAACAATTATACCTATCGTTCTCTATTAAAGAATCACAGTAAGAGTACAGATCAAGAAACACAATGGATGATCTTGAATAATATGATTGATGAACTTCAAAAATATAGTAAAGATGATCACGTAATTTTTGATCGTTGTCCATTAGATAATTTAATCTATTCACTTTGGGCTAACGGCTATAAGAAAGTAGACGATGCTTTTATTCAAAAGTGCATTCCTTTGGTAAAGGAAAGTATGAGATTTTTAGATATTATTTTCTTTTTACCTGTATCAAAGATGTCTCCTATTCCTATTGTAGATGATGGTAAAAGAGAAACTGATCCAGAATATATCCAAGAAATTGATAATATTTTTAAAGCTATTGTACAACAATATCAATGCAATTTAGGATCAACACCATTCTTTCCTGCTGATGATTCTCCCGGAATTATTGAAATCTTCGGTAACAGAGAACAACGAATTCAATTGATTAAACAATACTTAAATACAAATGGTGATGTTTTTGGATCAGAACATGATACATTATTCTCTGAAGACAATTTAAAAGAATTGAAAGCTCTTCTAGAAGAACAGAAAGATACACACTATTCTGAGCAATTTAAGAAAGAACAAATTGCTATGCTTAATGAATTAAAGAAAGAAATTAGTAAGTCTTAACAACTTTTATTATATAGGAAGGTTTTGATGTTAATTCATCGGCAGTAAAATCAGAGTCATCTTGACTAATAGATAATGGATTGTCTTGTTGTACGCCTTGACTAAAAGCAGTAAAATTATTGACTATAAATTGATTCAATGCTTCTTCAAAACCTTCCCAGCTGAAGGCACATACTAATCCATTTGTTGTTTGCAATCCAATACCAGCTGTATTAATAGTTAATCCCTTTGAAATTAATTTTGAATTGACATCACCCTGAATAACTGAACTAGAACGTTTAAAAGGTGCATATACCGAAAAAGTACCCCATCCAGCATCTGTATTTACAATGTCATTAATATAACAAGGATATAAACAGGCTGATTCATTAGCTGGCATGATGATAAAATCTTTATCTTCTAAAAATTCTAATTCTTTCGGCGGTATAGGGTCTAGATAAGATGATGCTGTATGGCCGGAATCAATAGTAATATTTGCTGTTCCAATATATACTTGTTTGAAATTATCATAAATTTCAGTTGATAGAGTATCAATAGTACTCAATAAATTCTCATTAATAACTGCAACATCATTAGATATAGCTGAGACAGTGACTGACAATGTAGTATTCTCAGGACCAATGATAAAATTTTCATAATCGATAATAGAAGTACCGTCTGGTGTTTCTAATACCAAATAATCACCCGCAGCTACATTCTCTACTACGGGCAAATCAAGAATATTAATATCATCTTTTTTAATAGCCATTGATTTTATTTACGTAAAAATTAAAATAAACTATGAACATTTTAGTCACTGGTGGCTATGGATTTATCGGCAGCAATTTTATTAATTTTATTGCTAAAAAGGATGAAGTAAAACAGATTTTGAATATTGATTCAATGACATATGCTTCAAATAAAAATAATATCGCTGATAATTCAAAAATTGTTCCAACATCACCGTTAGATATTCGTGAAACATTATTTATTTCTAAATTACTAGACGCACAGCAAATCACACATATTGTTCACTTTGCAGCTGAAAGTCATGTGGACAATAGCATTAATGGTCCTGAAACATTTATTAACACCAATATTAACGGCACGTTTTCTCTACTAGAAGCCGCGAAACAATATGGCAAATTAGAAAGATTTCATCATGTATCAACAGATGAAGTATATGGATCGTTAGGACCTATAGGTTTTTTTAAAGAATCTACACCTTACAATCCACGGTCACCTTATTCTGCATCAAAAGCTGCTTCAGATCATTTAGTAAACGCCTATCATTACACGTACGGATTGAATACTACAATTAGCAATTGTTCCAATAATTATGGACCCAATCAACACACAGAAAAATTAATTCCCAAAATTATTACTAATTTGAAACAAAATAAAAAAATTCCAATTTACGGTACTGGTCAAAATGTTCGAGATTGGTTGTATGTGGAAGATCATTGTGAGGCTATTTGGAAGATACTTTTAAAAGGAAAATCTGGCGATACCTATAATGTAGGTGGTGATTGTGAAATGAATAATTTACAAATTGCAAAAGTTATTTGTAAATTATTAGGTAAAGATCATGAAGAATATATTGAATTTGTAGAAGACCGAAAAGGGCATGACTTCAGATATGCTATTGACTTTTCTAAAATTAATAATGAATTGGGTTGGCTTCCCAAAACATCTTTTGAATCTGGTCTCAAGAAGACTATTGATTTTTATTCAACACAATAGAAAATTATTTTTTATGAAAATAAAAAAACAATTAATACCACAATTTCAATACCCTTATGATGTTATGGTACATGTACCATATGTATTTGGTGGATTGGGTGACATTATTGAATGGCCAAATGAGATTATGGAGATATTCGGAAATGCACCTAGTGGTGGTCGTAACATATTTTATTACCAATTCTTTAAACATTTAAAAAAGAATAATATCAAAAAAATTAATTATTTGGAAGTTGGTGTATTTTTAGGAGGGAATGTTATTGAAGTTTATAAAACTGCTTCTTATTTTGGTATAGATATTGAAATTACTGTCGTTGATACTTTTGAAGGTACAAAAAATGAATGTATGGATAATTTTTTAAAGTATTATGATGATACTAATTCTTTTAAAAATAAATTTTTAGAAAATTTAGAAATTAATGGTATAAAAAATGTTACTATATTTGAAGGATATAGTGATGATTTTTATATGACGAATTCTAAAAAATTTGATTTAATATATTTGGATGCCGACCACTCATTTGAAGCTGTGAAAAGAGACATAAATAATTCATTACAAATTATCAATCCCAATGGGATCATATCTGGTGATGATTATCATCCATGTTGGGGGGTTTTCGATGCAGTCAATTCTTATTCTAATGAACAAAAAATAAAAATTGTCGGCGAGATGTGGTATTTTGATAGATAATAAACATTTAATTTCATAATAAAATTTTCATTTAATTGAAAATCTTTTTAAATCGATCCTAAGAAGATCATTGATTTTTATACAAAATAAAGTTAATAAATATATGTCAAAAATAGGAGTAGGTATTATTACCTGCAATAGAAAATCATTTTTTGAAAAATGTTATAATTCATTACCCGAATATATTGATGAGTTGATCATAGTAAATGATGGTGATCATTTAGATATAAAACCACAAAAAGGTGTTTTGCACGAATCAACAAAATTTAAACAAGTAGGGCATTGTAAAAATATCGCAATGAAACATTTGTTAGATGCTAAATGTGATTATATTTTTACACTAGAAGATGATATTTTCATAAAAGATAGAGATGTATTTAAAAAATATATTAATGCCCATAAGAAAACCGGAATTCATCATTTTAACTTTGGATTTTCTCAAAAAGAAAATTTAGATAAAAATTTAAATCCCGTATATAAAAAAATTATTGATTATGGAGAAAAGCTCAAATTGGTATTAACACCAAACGTATTAGGGGCATTTACTTTCTATACTAGAACTTGTTTACAAGAAATTGGATTACATCACAAAGATTTCAATAAGGGTCATGGTGATCATCCAGAATTAACTTATAGAGCATATAAGCATGGTTATACAACACCGTTTTGGTGGTTTGCTGATATATATGAGAGCTGGAATATGATTGGTAATCAATCAAATATGGGAGACGACTCTTTGGTTAGAAACCAACAAAAATTTTGGGATAACTTTAAAGAAGCCTGCGGTTTATTTAAAAAATTGCATGGAGTTGACATGTTGCAAGTACCAATGTCTTCTGAAAAAGAAGTGATTGACTGTTTAAAACAATTAAAAACAACAAAATGATTAAAAATAAAATAGGTGTAGGTATTACTACATATAATTCTGAAAAATATTTTTCTGCTTTATATAATAGTATAGATAAAACAAAAGTTGATGATATTGTTGTAGTCAATGGTGGCGATGCTTATGACCAAGAATATGATTGCAAATGGATACAACATACTAAAAACAAATATCCTGCTACATGTAGAAATGAATGTATTGATTATTTGTTAAACGAATCAAAATGCGAACATATCTTCTTGATTGAAGATGATATGATAATTAAAGATTCATCTATTTTTGCAAAATACATTGCAGCACATAATGCCAGTAAATTAAAATATTTTTGTTTTGTATCAACTTCACCAGGTGCAGGTACACCCGAAAAACGAATTCCTAGATTAACCGTCGAATATAGTAAAGATGTCGCTGTTTCTTTTTATAGGAATATGTGTAATGAATTTACATATCATCACGCTTCTGTATTTTCTGAATTAGGATATTATGATAATTCTGAATATATGAGAAACGGGTTTGATGTAGATATGGCGTTTAGAGAATCAAAAATAGGAAAATGGGCTGCTCCATTTTGGTGGTTTGCTGATATTAAAAATTCTGATAATTATATTGAAAATAACCCAATTGCTGTTAGTCGATTACAATCAAATAGAGCAGACGGTTCACGTGAAGAACTGATAATTAGAACATGGCAATATTTCAAAGAAAAGCATGGATTATATGTTCAACAAATACCAGATACTTCCTTGGATAAAGTAACACAATTCTTAAAACAATGTAAACAAAATACATTATGAAAATGCTGATTAAACAACAACGGAATAGTGGTTTTTTTTCTGATTTTAATTTAATTGTTAGTAGTTTACTTTACTTATATAAAAATAATATATCTGAATATAATTTTTGGTGGAATAATTGGAGATATCAAGAATCGCCAAAAATAAATTTATTTGATATCATTTTCAGCGAACAACCCATAATAGATAACCCCGATAAAATAACCACAGTAGAAGAATTTGATACCATATGGAAACCTATTATGGAAAAGTCAATTTATATTGAACTCAATAAGGTTTTATCACATTTTCAATATTTCAAAAATGCTTTATATCTTAATAAGATATCTATCGCAAAAAATAAAATCAAATCTAATTGTCTGGGGGTACATGCTAGATTTACTGACGCTACAATACATAGGCCTCATATACCAATACAATATTATTTCGATACAGTAGAAGCATATGTGAAACAAAATAATAATATCAAAAGTTTGTTTGTCGCTACTGATGACCAAAAAATATTAGAACAGTTTATAAAGAGATATGGTATAGATACTGTACAATATAATCATAACATAATTAGAAGCTTGGACGGCCAAGCAATTCATGCTGATTTATATAATCCAAATAAACACCAATTAATGGAAGATGTAATTTTAGATGGAATTTGTATGTCGTTATGTGATACTCTAATTCATACTGCTAGCAATGTCGCGGGGTATTGCTTTACGTTAAATCCTAATTTAAATTCAGTTCAAATTGATAAACACTTACCACATTTTTGATATTTTTATGCCCACAAAAAAAGAACAAATTATTTCTTTAGTAAAAGATTTTTTTCAAGAAAAAGAATCTGAAAAAAAATGGATACCCAATAAAGATTGGGTTCAATATGCGGGGCCTTTTTTTGATGAAAATGAATATGTTTCTTCTATCGAAACTTTATTAGATGGTTGGTTAGTTTTAGGCACTAAAGGAATTTCTTTTGAAAATGTATTCCCGAAAGAAGTAGGGAAAGAATATGGTATTTTAACTAATAGTGGAAGTAGTTCAAATTTAATTATGATGTCAGCTTTGACATCCAAACGGTTAAATAATTTTCCTAAAGGCACAAAAGTTATTACTCCGATTGCGGGATTCCCTACAACTATTAATCCTATTTTTCAATGTGGTTTTGAACCAGCTTTTGTTGACATTGATTTAGATACCTTGAATCTAAATTTGGAACAAGTAGAAGAACAAGCTAAATTAGGAGCTAAAATTATTACATTTGCGCATGTATTAGGTAATCCACCAAATATGAATCAATTAATGCAAATTGTTAAAAATTATAATTTGATATTACTTGAAGATTGTTGTGATGCTTTGGGATCAACTTATGACGGTAAACCATTGGGTAGTTTCGGCGAATTCGCTAGTTGTTCATTTTATCCTGCCCATCATATTACAATGGGAGAGGGTGGATTTGTTGCTTGTAATACAAAACAACAAGAAATAGTAGCCCGCAGTTTCAGAGAGTGGGGTAGGGGTTGTTATTGTACTGGACTTAAAGCCAATCTTTTAAAAAATGGTAGTTGTGCAAAAAGATTTTCAAATTGGCTACCTTCCTTACCGGATGAAGTGTTTGATCACAAATACGTATATGATGAGATTGGTTATAATTTAAAACCAATTGAACTACAAGCTGCAATGGGCTTAGAACAACTCAAAAAACTTCCAGAAATTACAAAAAGAAGAAAGCACAATCATCAACGTTTGGTTGAAATTTTTAAACCATATGAAGAGTTTTTCGTTTTGCCAAAAGCTACAGATCTTAGTGATCCGAGTTGGTTTGCATTTGCTGTTACTATTAAGGACAATGCCTCATTTAAAAGATTTGATATAGTAAACTACTTAGAGTGCAATAAAATTCAAACTAGACCATATTTTGCTGGCAATATTATGTTACAACCCGCATATGACGGTTTAATGCCCGCAGAAGATGTAATTAAAAAATTTCCAAATGCTAGAAAAGTTACTACAGATACTTTCTTTTTAGGCACAAGCCCAGTGATAACAGATCAGCAATTAGATTATATAGAAAATATTGTAAATAATTTTTTTAAAAAATAAATGAAAACATTAATACTCACAGGTGCAGATAAGGGCTCGGATGGTCGTATGCATGAATTGCTAGATTTGACTATACCGTCAAAACAAAAATATGCTTCCATTCATGGTTATGATTTTTTATCACTTAGATCATTTCCTACTGATCTTGAATGTGGTTTCGATGAAAAAAAACACGTTGGTTATTTGAGAGCTAATATTGCATTTAAAATGTTACGCTTTTATGATGCTGTAATGTGGATAGATGGAGACTCTGTAGTAACAAACTTTGATTTTAAAATTACGGATTTTCAAAAAAATGATACTTGTTTTACCGCATCTTATGATTGGTTTCATTGTTCTACGTTTAGTACAGGAAATTTTGTTATATTTAAAAATAATAAAACACAACATTTATATAATACTTTTTTAGCTTTGGCTCGCCAACGAGTTCAAAACGGTAATCCATTTGACCAAGAGCAAGGTACATTAAATGCATTATGGTTACGTTTGCCAGAAATTAAGAATTTGTTTAATATTTTACCCCAAAAATTTTTAGGCGGCGTGCCGTCATTTATTACAAAAACACCTTCATGGATACAAAGAAAAAATGATCAAGTAGGAAAGATTGTCAGTCCATGGGATAAAACTAATTTTTTAGCACATTTGACGGGCATATCAAATGAAGATCGAATTAATATCATTAAAAATAACATGTTAGAATTATGATAAAGGTAGTTTATATAACTGGTTGTTTGGGTTTTATAGGTTCTTATATAACAAGAGAATGTCTACTGCGTGGTTGGTATGTTAAAGGCGTTGATAAAATGACTTACGCCTCAAATAAAGACTTATTAAAAGAATTCAATGAGTATTCAAACTTTTCCTTTGTACATTGTGATATAAATGATTTAAAATTTTTATATGAATGTGATTATATTATAAATACCGCAGCTGAAACACACGTCGGCAATTCTATTGCTGATAGCAAAGAATTTATTCACTCAAATATAGACGGGGTCTATAATTTATTAGAATTAATAAAAAATTATAGGCAAGAAACCAACAGAAAACCCACATTACTTCATTTTAGTACAGATGAGGTTTATGGTGATATAATTGAGGGTGAGCATGTAGAAACGGATTTATTAAAACCAAGTAATCCTTATTCTGCAACAAAAGCTGCAGCTGATATGTTAATTCTTGCGTGGGCGAGAACATATGGCATCCCGTATATAATAGTAAGACCCACAAATAATTATGGCATAGGTCAATATGTAGAAAAATTGATCCCAAAAGCATGCAAGTATTTAAATTTAAATAAAAAAATGCCATTGCATAACAATGGCACACCAATTAGAAATTGGTTACATGCTTATGATACGGCAACTGCAGTAATTGCAATTATTAATGCGGGTGTTGTAAATGAAATTTATAATATTTGTGGTGGTTTTGAACAAACAAATTATGAAACTTTTAGTAAAATTGTATCATGCTATACTAATTTGCATGCAAATGATTTTATTGATTTTAATTGTAATAGAAAAGGCCAAGATTTGCGATATGCTTTGAATGATACAAAATTAAAAAATTTGGGATGGTCTGCAATTAAAAATTTTGATAGTGAAATAATAGATATAGTAGAGTATTATAAGAATAAATTTATTTGGTAATTTAGTAAAAAAAAAAATATGAATAACAGAGAACATAAATGTGTAAAGATTTTAACTGATTTAATTGAGAACGACGGGTTAATTGGCATTAAAACGAGCTTTGAAGATGAAGGCGCATTGTTTAATGAAACAATACGTTTAAAAGAAATTTGCAATCAAAGTAAAACTAAAATTACATTAAAAATTGGCGGACCCGAAGCCATCAGAGATATTAAGGATGCTATGATCATAGGTGTAAAAGGATTAGTTGCACCTATGGTAGAATCTCCGTTCGGACTTAAAAAATTTATCCAAGCTATGCATCTCAATGTATCAAAAGATATATTATCATCGCTTCAATTATATATAAATATTGAAACAATAAATGGTATAAATTTAGCGGAGCAAATTTTGAATTTACCAGAATCAGAATCTTTGTGCGGCGTTACAATAGGTAGAGTTGATTTAGTTTCTTCAATGGGAAAGAATAGATCATTCGTCAATGACCCAGAAATTTATTCTTTTGCAAAAAAGGTTTTTACAAAAGTAAAGGAAAGAGGGTTAAAGGCATGCCTAGGCGGCGCAATATCAATTGACTCATTGAGTTTCTTAAAAGATTTACATCATGAAGGCTTATTGGATAAATTTGAAACCAGATATGCAATTTTTGATCCGAGTATCACATTAAAAAATTTATCCAGAGCTCTTTCTAAGGCACAATTATTTGAATATGAGTGGTTAAAAAATAAACAAGAATTTTATCAAATTGCCGCTGATCAAGATAATAATAGAATACAAATGATCCAAGATCGCATTAATCAATCAGCTTCTTTTTTGAATACCTAATGAAGGTTTTAGTTACTGGCGGTTCACGGGGTATCGGAAAGTCTATATGTGATTTTTTTAAATTAAAAGGCCATGAAGTGATATCACCCAACAGAAATGAATTAGATCTAAGTGATGATCACATAAATTTAAAAGAAATTGATTTTGATATTATAATTAATAATGCGGGTATTAATCCAATTGGATTAATACCCGACATTAGTGATCAATTAGCTATGAATGTTAATTATTTTTCACCATTTAAAATAATACAACAAATTTTACCCCATATGATAAAAAAAAATTATGGTCGCATTATTAATATAGGAAGTATTTGGATCGACAATATCAAATATGGGAGACATGCATATGGGGCTAGCAAAGCAGCCTTACATTCACTCACTAAATCTATAGCAAGTGAATATTCTCAAAATAATATTTTAGCAAATACCGTTTCGCCCGGGTTTATCAACACTGATTTAACTTCTAAAAATAATACACTTCAAGATTTAGAAAAAATTAAAGAAATGATACCTCTTAAAAGGTTAGGAAATGCAAATGAAGTAGCTGAATTATGTTATTTTTTAACAATCAAAAATACATATATTACTGCACAAAATATATTAATAGATGGGGGATTTACATGCATCAGAAATTAACAATTGAATCAAAAATAAAACAATATACTATAGAATTTTTTTCATCTATATCGCAGTTACCTAAATTTGACAATGCAATTTATATTATTGATTCTAAAATTGCAGAAATATATCCACACATAAATGAAAAAAATTCTATATTGATTGATTGTGATGAAAATGCCAAAACAATTGATGGTGTTTCCTTTTTATTAAAACAATTAATAATTAAACAAGCTAAAAAAAATACAAAATTAATAGCTCTGGGAGGGGGCGTTTTGCAGGATGTAGTAGGATTTTGTGCTTCTATACTGTGTAGAGGCATAGATTATATATTAATACCCACAACCCTTTTATCTCAAGCTGATAGTTGCATAGGTGGAAAGACATCTATAAATTTTGAAAATAGAAAAAATATTTTAGGAACGTTTTATCCGCCTTCAAATATTTTTATATGTTATGAATTTTTAAAATCATTAGCACCTATTGAAATTTTAAGTGGTTTGGGTGAAATATACAAGTTTCATATTTTACAAAATAAAATAAATGAATTTTCTGAAACATTATGTTTCGATACAATATATTCTAGTTTGAAATATAAAAAAAGAATTCTAGAATTAGATGAATTTGATAAAAATGAAAGGCAAATTTTAAATTTCGGTCATACATTTGGCCACGCCTTAGAAGCATCATCACAACATGAAATACCGCACGGCATAGCAGTAATAATTGGTTCAATTATAGCTATACATGTTAGCATTGCTTTGCATTTTAATGTACCCCACTTTAAAACTATTCTTGATATTGGTCATAGCTTAATTAAAAAAACAAATATTGATTTTAAACCAGAATGGTTTGACCCCATTAATTTAATAGAAATTACAAAGTCAGATAAAAAAAATAATGGCACTTTTAGAATGATTTTAATTAACGACATTCCTATCATTGAACAAATTAAAGACTTGGATATAATTAAAAAATCTATTATTAAAACATATGAAAGTATCTGATTTCGTAATTCAATTTTTGAGAGATAAATTTTCTGTAGATACTATTTTTACAGTATCTGGTGGTGGTTGTTTATTTCTAATTGATTCTTTAGGTAAAACTCCCGGCATGAAATATATAGCTACGCACCATGAACAAGCTGCAGCAATTGCCGCCGAAGGTTATGCTAGACTAAATAACAAACTAGGGGCATGTATTGTAACTAGTGGTCCTGGTGGCACCAATGCAATTACAGGAACATTATGTAGTTGGTTAGACTCCATACCGGTAATCGTAATTAGTGGTCAAGTTAATAAAGAAATGACTACTGACTACACACAATTACCAAATTTGCGCCAATTGGGTGATCAGGAGTTTAATATAATTAATTCTGTTCGAAATATGACCAAATATGCGATACAAATTAATGATCCAAACCAAATAAAAGAACATTTAGAAAAAGCTTGTATTTTAGCATGCCATGGCAGACCGGGTCCGGTTTGGTTAGATATTCCATTGAATATTCAATCAGCAGAAATTGATCCCGAAAAAATATCCGGCGCTTCACCAGAATGGTTGTCTGCCAATACAAAAAAACTTGAACCTTCTTCTGAACAAATTGATTTAGTTATTGAAAAATTAAAAAAATCTAAAAAACCTTTATTGATTGCTGGTAATGGTATTAGATTAGCTGGCGCATATGATGATTTGCATTTCTTTTTAGAAAAAACAAAAATACCAGTAATTACTGCTGTGAACGGAAATGATTTAGTCAATAATGATTATTCATCATATTTTGGGCGCTTTGGTACGCATGCACAAATTTGCGCCAACAAATTATTAAATGAATGTGATTTTTTGCTTTCTGTTGGTAGTAGACTTTATGTTAGACAGATAGGATATAATTTCAATTCATTTGCATCTCAAGCATATAAATGTTATGTAGATGTCGATACAAATGAATTGAATAAACCCACACTTCATCCTGATTTAAAAATTAATTCTGATGCTAAAGAATTTTTTAAAAAAATAAATTCACATATATCATACCGGGCTGATCAATCTTGGCTTGATATTTGCAGTAATCTAAAAAAAGAATCACCCACTGTATTAGAACGGCATAGAAATAAAATTAATACTATAAGCCATTATCATTTTATTGAAAAATTAGAAAAACATATACCGAAAAATTTTCATATTGTAACTAGCGACGGATCAGCCAATGTGGTTACAATGCAAGTATTAAATCTATATGGAAAACAACGTTTAATAACAAATACGGGGTGCGCGCCCATGGGGTACGGATTACCGGCTGCTTTGGGTGCTAGTGTAAATCACAATGTATTGTGTATTGAAGGAGATGGCAGCTTGCATTTAAATGTGCATGAATTACAAACATTGAAACATTATAATCTCCCTGTCAAATTAATTATTCTGAATAACGACGGATATTTATCGATAAAAATTTCACAAAAAACATTTTTTGGGGGCAAATATGTAGCCTCTGAAAAAAATAGTGGTGTGTCGTTTCCTAATTTTGAAAAGCTTATAAACGCATACGATCTACCTTATTTTAAAATATTAAATAAAAATGAAATTGATTCGACATTAAATGAATTTTTCTCTATAGATGGGCCTAGCGTATGTGAGGTTTTTACCGATCCTAATGAATTGCATGAACCAAAAGTAATTGCAAAATTAAATTCTGAAGGTAATTTTATCCCAGGAAAATTACACAACATAGAATGGATAGAATAAAAATTTTAATTACTGGTGCTAATGGATATCTAGGTAAATCATTAGCGCACCATTTGTCGAAAACACATGAAGTTGTTTGCACAACAAGAAATATATTAGATGTTACTGATATTAATTCTGTTACAAGTTTTCTTTCAAATCAATATTTTGACGTAGTTTTGCATTGTGCAATATCAGGTGGAAGCAGACTTAAACTAGAAACATATCAAGATATGGATAACAATCTAATATCTTACTACAATTTACTTTTAAATAGAAATTATTTTGGTAAATTTATTAGCTTTGGTTCTGGTGCAGAAATTTATGCTCACCATACACCATATGGTATGAGTAAAAATGTAATTGCAAAGTCTATTTCTGAAAAAGAAAATTTTTATAATATAAGAATATTCGCAATTTTTGATGAAAATGAATTAGATACACGTTTTATAAAATCATGTATTGTAAATTGCATTAATAATAAAAATATTAATATACATCAAGATAAATTTTTTGATTTTTTTTATATGGAAGATTTTTTAAAAATAATAGATCTTTACTTAGCAGAAAAAATTACATATAAAAATTTTGATTGTTGTTATAAAGAAAAAAAGAAACTTAGTGATATAGCAAAATATATTTGTAATTTATTTGAAAAATCTAGCGACGATTTTATTTTAAAATTAAATGATAATATAGGTGAAAGTTATACGGGCAATTTTACTGAATTAAATAATATTCATTTTATAGGATTAAATGAGGGGATTAATAGAGTATCAAAAATTTTAAGAAATAGTTTTTAATTTGATATTTTTTTTTATTTTAGTATATATTACTAAAGATGAAAAAAGCTTTAATTACTGGTATTACTGGACAAGATGGTTCTTATCTTGCAGAACAACTTTTAGATAAAGGATACCAAGTCCATGGGATGGTGCGAAGAAGTTCTTCTTTTAATACCATTCGCATTGATCATATCTATAATGACTTGCATTTACATTATGGCGATGTGACTGATACGTCTAATATCAATAGGTTGCTAGAACAAATTGGCCCAGACGAAATTTACAATCTAGCAGCTCAAAGTCATGTTAGAGTTTCATTCGATATTCCAGAATATACTGCTCAGGTTGATGCGGTGGGCACACTTAGGTTCCTTGATGCTATTAAGGAAACTGGTTTGAAAGACAAGACTAGATTTTATCAAGCTTCTACTTCAGAGCTATTTGGAAAAGTTCAAGAAACTCCTCAGTCTGAGAGAACTCCTTTCTATCCTCGTTCTCCATATGGAGTAGCTAAAATTTATGGTTATTGGATTGTAGTGAACTATAGAGAGTCATATGGTATCCATTGCTCTAATGGTATTCTCTTTAATCATGAATCTCCAAGAAGAGGAGAAACATTTGTATCAAGAAAGATTACAAGAGCTGTCGGAAAAATTAAAGAAGGACTGCAAGACTGTTTGTATCTAGGCAACTTAGATGCAAAGAGAGATTGGGGATATGCTCCAGAGTATACGGACATGATGTGGAGAATGTTGCAGCAAGACACACCAGAGGATTATGTTTGTGCAACAGGAGAGACGAACACGATTAGAAGATTTTGTATTGAATCATTCAAAGAGGTCGGAATTGATATTGAGTTTCGGGGAGAAGATGTAGAAGAGGAAGGAATTGATACTAAGACAGGAAAAACTATTGTAAAAATAGATCCGAGATATTTCAGACCAGCAGAAGTTGATTTGCTGCTTGGAGATGCAACAAAAGCTAAGCAGAAGCTTGGTTGGGAACCTAAAGTTAAGTTTGATGATCTTGTAAAAATTATGACTCAAGCTGATTGGGAATTAGCTAAACAAAGAAAATAATATATAAAAATTAATTATGAAATTACATTTAGGTTGCGGGAAAAAATACATAGAAGGATATGTTCATATCGATACCATACCCTATGATCATATTGATCATGTTGCGAGTATAGAATCTTTGCCGTTCATAGAAGATAATTCTGCAGATATCATATACGCTTGTCATGTGTTAGAACATTTTAAACGCAAACAAACATTAAGTGTTCTCAAAGAATGGTATAGAGTGATTAAACCCGGTGGTGTACTACGCGTTTCTGTACCAGATTTTGAGTCAATATGTGATGTGTATCAAAAAAATAAAAATTTAAATCAAGTAATAGGCCCACTATTTGGCAATCAAAATTATTTATATAATATACACTATAACATTTTCGATTTTAATTCATTAACACAAGTATTAAAAGAGGCCGGATTTACTAATATAATTAGATACGATCCTTTTAAAACAGAACACAGTGGAGTAGATGATTATAGTATGGCATATATTCCGCACATGGATTTCAAAAATGGGACATGTATAAGTTTGAACATAGAAGCTAATAAATGAATAAACTTTTTATAGCAGGTCACAAAGGAATGGTTGGTTCTGCAATGTTGAGACATTGCAAAGATTATGAACCAATTACAATAGATAAGAAAAGTTTGGATCTTAGAGACCAACAAAAAGTAGATGAGTTTATTGCTACTTCTAGGCCAGACAAAGTAGTTATTTGCTCTGCAAAAGTAGGAGGAATTAAAGCTAATAGTACGTATCCAGCTGAGTTTGCTTATGACAATTTAATGATTCAGACAAATATCATTAATAGTGCATATAAACACGGAGTTAAAAGATTGCTGTTTCTTGGAAGTACATGCATTTATCCTAAGTTTGCTCCTCAACCTCTAAAAGAAGAATATTTGCTTACTAATAGTCTAGAGCCAACTAATGAAGCATATGCAATTGCTAAGATTGCTGGCATTAAGCTTTGTGAATTCTATCGTAAGCAATATGGAGTAGTTTATCATTCTGTAATGCCTACCAATCTATATGGTTTGAATGATAACTATCATCCTGAGAACTCTCATGTCATTCCGGGGTTAATTAGAAAAATACATGAAGCTAAAGAGAGAGGTCATATAGAATATCAAATCTGGGGAAGTGGTTCACCTTTAAGGGAATTCTTAAATGCTGATGATTTGGCTAAGATTTGTTATAAGCTTTTAGAAATTGAAAATCCCCCAAATCTTGTTAATGCTGGTTCAAATACAGAACTGAGTATACTCGATCTGACAAAATTAATTTGTAAAGTAATTGGGTTTGAAGGTAAAATCATTACAGGAGACCCTAGTTTAGATGGAACTCCAAGAAAGAAAACTGACTGTAGTTTACTAAACAGCATTATGTCTTTTGAAGAGACACCTTTTGAAGAAGGATTAAAAATTGCCTATCAAGATTTTTTAAATAAAAACAATAGTTAAATTTGAATTTTAAGAAGATCATTTTAAAATAAATCAAATGATTCTAGATCAAACCACAACATATAACGGCGACCTTATTCATAAACGTTTTGCTTATGAATTTCTCAGAAAGAATGTATCACCAATCGGGGATTTAATTTGCTTCCGTGGTGCTATGAATGTAACTACTAATCTAATTGATCAAGAAGATCTCTTAGCTAAAGACTACATCTATAGTAATGATGCTATTAATTTTTGTTGGGAAATTCCTAACCTATGTCCATTTGGTGCAGTCGCTTTCCAGCGTCTATTCAATACACAAATTGCTAATATCTTATCTGTTCGTTATATTCAGAAGCCAATTGAATTAAGGGGTGATGACCTAATTGTTCATGATGTCTTTACCGGATCTGATGGCAAAGAACAAACTAAAGGCAAAGCTTCGGTCTCCATTACCTATTCAACTAATAATGTAGCTATTGGACACACCGGAATTAATATTGATGCTGGTAAGAGTGCACCAAATTTTGCTTATTCTACTAAGCTAACAGATGAACAGGTTCTTCTCTTTATGAAAGATGTGGAAGCAGTATTCTATCATACTGTTCGCGACATTCAGATTGCTACTACTAAAGTTATCCTGTAATGGAAGCAACTATTTTTGATTATATCAATTCAATCCTTTTCGATAAGAGATACATAGATGATATAAGGTATGAAGAAGGACAATTCAACGTTTTTATGTGTAATCGGTGGATTTCTATGTATAGCGACGTTTCTGCTGAAATTATTAACGAAACCACCAACAAATACTGGCCGACGTTAACTTCTAAAGAAGATCAATATAATTTTCTTTATAACATCTTTCCAAAATTTAAAAGAAAGCGTATTGAATATATCAAGAAGCATAAAGAAGATAAAACAGAAAAGAAAGAGACATTAGATATTGATAGATTATTAGCACAAAAATATCAGATCTCAAAAAGAGAAGTAGAATTATATAAAAATATGATGAGTTAAAATAAATAGAGTCATGAACTTCGCTTCTCTTTATGAACATTTAGTAGATTTATTTGGTGATGTGTTAAATGAGGGTTTAACACAAGATCCATACTATCAAACACATCAATTATATAAAGACATTGTCAAGTCATTTGAAGAGTCAGGTGAAGGTATGAATGGATTACAGCGTTTACTTCATGACTATTTTCAAATGAAAATAGAGAAGAGAGATTCTGAAGATAGAGATGAATTAAATGCATTGCAAGATTCTTCTCTAGAAAAAATAAAATCCATTTTTATTCCTTGGGATGAAAAACGTTTCGAAAAGGAAAAATCAGATAAAGTTGATCCGGAATCAGAATATTCAAATGCAGAATATGAAGACCGTATTGATAAAGCTTTAGAAGTTCAAGCTATTGAAAGAGGAAAAGACAGAAGTGAAATAGATACACCTCTTATTAAAGATGCATTCTTAGAAATGCTGAGAACAGTATTTAAAACAGTAAAAGCAGCTCCACTTAAGGATTCAAAACCATTGTCACAACAATTATCTGGTGAGAAAGGAGATCTTCTAAACAAATTCAAAGAATATACAAAACAAAGAGATCAATTAAAGCAATTAAAGATGCAACTTAAATTAAAAGAGATTATGCCTGATTCTTTGAAAGATCAATTTCAAAAATATATAGAAGGTGATATTACTGAAAGAGATATGGTGGAAGCAATTAGAACATCTTAGTTGACTTATAAAAAAAGGGCATAATTAATAGTATGCCCGCTGAATTACCAACAGAGTTAGATAATTTAAAAAATTCCAAAAGCCTCATTGACCTTGATGGTCATTCTGGAGGCTTTTTTGGTCTAGACGAATATAAACTTTCTTTTTTATTCGCTGATATTGTTTTAGTTGAAATGATTGATGAAGTAGAAGATGCACAAGGTTCTGCTATTCAACGCAACGGATTATTCATTCCTACTAATGCAGTAACTAAAGCCTGGAGAAAGGCAAAAGTCGTCTTAACCGGACCGAGTGTTAAGTACTGTAAAGTTAATGACATTGTAGTATTTCCTAATGATAAGGGAGCTTCTGTATCTAATCTTGAAATTGATGGTTATGGTAAAGTCAAAAAAGGAATGTTCTTAAACGAAGAGAGACTTTTTGGTATTTGTAAGAAAATGTAATATATGGCAAGCTTTACTGAATTAAGAAATTTATTGTTGGAAAATGTATTAGATATTCGCTTCTTAAGAAGAACACCAAAAGCAGGAGCTGGTTCAACCAGAAGAATGCTTTGTACTAATTCAACAAATTTACTTAATTCATATAATGGAAAAGTAATCTTAGGATATGTTGCACCTACACAGTATCCTAAGTACGATCCACAAGCTGAAAACATAATTATTACTTGGGATATTTTAATGCAAAACTATAGATGTATAAATGTTGATAATTGTACTGTAATTCAAAAACTACCCGCTAATGATGAATTTTGGAAATACTTCAATGAAAATGTTTATACTATGTCAACAGCACAAAAACTTAATTTCATGAGCACATGATAAACATACTAGAAACAAATTTAAATAACTTTCTTCAGAGGGATGTATCTTTTATGGTAAACAATAAGACCATAAAGAAAGGTAAATTATTATTATTCACGGTTAAAGATTTCTACATTACCTTTTTATTGAAGGTTAATAATGAACAAAAGAAATTTGAATTGCCTTATCCTTTTCATAGTAATACAAAAGGATTAACGGCAGAGATGAATTATACCTTAAATGAGATCTCACATAATTGCGATCATCTTTATTTTAAATTAAAATCACTTACGCCGAAGACTAATGCTAAAATTTATGACAATGTAGTTTACATTGTTGGTGAGTGATCTCTTTCAGAAACCCATTAAAATGACATCATGAATCTGATGTCATTTTTTCCTGATGGTTATGAGCCATTGCCGCAACAATTAGAAATTATTCCTAGAATCGAAAAGGCTTTCGAATCAGGAAAGAAGTTTGTTATCTGTTGTGCGCCTACTGGATCAGGAAAATCTTTCTTAGCTAAGACTCTAGCTAATAGTAGTTCTGTTTCACCGACAGAATTTGTTAAGTCTATTGAATCCAATCAAGCATTTGCAATGGACCAATTCGGTGCTTATGTTGATCCTGATAATTGTACTGGTATGCCTACCTTCGGTGCCATTGCTTTGACTATTACAAAAACATTACAAGATCAATATGTAACCCTATTTGATGATTCAAAGGCATTGAAAGGCAAAGCAAATCATACGTGTGCTATTGATCCGAAATTCACAGTAGATATTGCACCTTGTATTTTTAATTCTGATTTAAAGCATGAATGCCAAGTAGCGAATAAATGCCCATATTATAATTCTAGAAATGAAACATTGATTTCACAATTTGGTGTCCTTAATTACAGCATGTTTCTTTCATTACCTAATCATGTAAAGAAACGGGATTTTTTAATTTGTGATGAAGCATCTGAATTAGAAGATGAATTAGTAAAGCGGTTTACTAGAGAATTGAATTATAAGATTCTTAAGAAGATGGATATCTCTATCACATCTATTCCAATCAATAATTATACTAAATTCAGAGCTTGGTTAGAAACATTTGTCGGAGACTTATCTGAAGAAGTTAATTCTTTGAGGGAGTCGATGAAGAAGAAGAAATCATCAACATCATTGTCAGATAGGCAAAAATTATCTTTATTCCAAAATCTACATATGTCTCTTAAGACTACTATTGATACTTGGGATGATTGTGAATATATTCTCGAGAAGACTAATGAAGCCATTACATTGAAGCCTTTGCGTGTTGATAAACTCTCTCAACATATCTTTAATTATGGTGATAAGATTTTGTTAATGTCTGCTACTATTATTGACCATAAACATTTTGCAAGAACACTTGGAATCACAGATTATGAATACATTGAAGTAGATTCTACATTCTCACCAAAGAAAGCCCCAATCTTTTGTACGGGCAGAGTTAAATTGAATTATAAAAATCTAAAATCTTCATTACCATATATTGCCAAGCAAGTTAAAAACCTTTGTGATCAACATAAAGAGGTTAAGGGTGTAATCCATACGCATACTATGGAAATTACTAATTACTTAAGAAATCATTTGAATGATCCTCGATTTATCTTTCGTGGGGAAGGAATGACTAACGAACAAATTCTCAAACAACATTTAGAAGATCCTTCTCCGACCATTCTTGTTTCCCCGTCATTGACCTATGGTGTAGATTTAAAGGATGAATTAGCCAGATTTCAAATCTTAGTTAAAGCAGCATACATGCCATTGGGTGATGAAAGAATCAAAAGACTTTTCAAAGAAGATGGGCAATGGTATGTGAATAAGATGCTTAATAATCTCATCCAAGCCTGCGGTAGAGGTGTTCGATCTGTAGATGATTATTGTGTGACATATATCTTGGACGGATGCATTGTGGATGCGGTCATTCAGAATAAAACCAGATTACCAAAGTACTTCTTGAAGCGGTTCAATTAAATATATGTGTGGAAATACAGACATTTCATTTTGAGATACGTGATATTATATCACAATTTATAGCTGCTTTTGATGATGTAGTTATAAATCGATATGATAAAACACGCACTCCAAGATCAAATGTTAAAGTAAGATATGTTTATTCTCCAAAAGAGAGAGTCTTATTTGATTTAGTCAATAAGGCTCAAAACATGACTTTACCTGTTATTGCAGTAAATGTAACAGGTATTAGCAGAGATGAAAATAGGGTCTTCTCTAAGCTGTATGGATTTGATGAAAGTGATCATTATTCTGATTCTAAACCAGGTAAAAATCACGCCCATATAAACATGCCTGTCCCTGTAGACATAAGTGTGTCAATGTCTATTTTAACAGAGTTCCAAACAGATATGGATCAGATATTATCTAATTTCATTCCATATTCAAATCCTTATGTTGTAATAGCCTGGAAAATACCCGATGCAATGGGTGCTGCAACTTCTCAAGAAATTAGATCACAAGTTTTATGGTCTGGCGACATGAACATGACTTATCCTACTGACACAACTAAATCAGACAAATATCGTATCGAAGCTACTACTAGCTTTACTATTAAAGGTTGGTTGTTTCCAAAAGAAACACCGAAGCAACAAAATGTTTTCTTCATAAAAACTAATTTTTCATCGGCATTATTGGAGTGCGATAATTTTTATACAGCAAATTCAGAGGCAATTACATTACCAGAACGACATAATACAAAAACAATAGAATTCTCAGCTGCCCCGGTTTGTACTTCTATATTTTTTCATGGTACTTTGATTGGTGATGATTTTATTTTTCAAAGAGAAGAAGCTAGTTTTCCTTTCATGTTATTAGGTAATAATTATGATCATACAACAGCAGTATTGTTGTCTTCGTCATCTACCATATTATCATCAAATTTAGCATTATTCAATTTTGATTATTATCCTTCAATTAGTGCTTATAACCTTCCTTTATCTTGTTATAAGATTATTAATAATTACACTATAGAATTGAATCTCCCAGAACTAGTCAGTGATGGCGTATTCAATATTATAGTTGCTAATAGAGCCGGATGGCAAAAATTTAAATATAACTTTAATATTGGTGATGCGCCTAGTAGTTTACTATTACCTCCACCAACTCCACCCCCACCACCAATTGTAGATGTTACTGGAAAGTATTTCTTCTCATTATTGAATAACGATTGGTTTGATCTATCAAATTGGTATGGAGATGCTGATAAGACAACACAAGCTACCCTCTTGCCAGATGATACTATTGATGTAATAGTATTGCCTCATACATTACGACCAGTTGTAGATCTAGATAATCCAGAATGGACAGATCCGAATACCATAGATGCGGGAACAGCTGGTATTACATTTGCATCTAATAACAATAATAAAGTATATGCACCAATAGTTGGTGATGTAATTTATAATGGCAATGCTAGTCACGGTTAAAATATTAAATCAGTGTATAAATAGTGGTAATGAGTTCTTTAGATGATGGTCGTTCTTCTACATTCGGCAGAGACTTGATGAATTATATTTCATCAAAGCTGCCATATTCTGGTTATAATGTTTTAGATGCATCAGATAAGCTGAATTCAAAATTTAAGTACTTCGAAGAAGTTGGTTCAAGAAGAGCAGAAGCATTATCCAGACATTCTGTTTCACAAAGCAGTGAATATAATAATGCAGGCATTGGTGCTATTCAGAAAGACTCTCGATTCTCTGAAATCATGTATGCTAATATCCAAAAGGATAAGCCAGCGCGTATCAGAGATTATCGTATTATAGCAGCTTTCTCAGAAGTATCAGATGCATTGGATGAAATATGTGACGAGATTATCAATAAAGATTCAGAAGGTAATATTATTAAATTAAGATATAAGAATGATAATCTCAATGAAATTCAAGAAGATACATTAAACAGAGAATTTCAAAAATATATTCAATATTTTGATTTAGATAATAAAGGATGGGATATTTTCCGTTCTTTATTAGTAGAAGGTGAAGTGTTCTTCGAACATATTATTCATGAAAAATATCCCAAAGAAGGTATATTAGGAACAGTTCAAGTAGGTGCAGATATGATTGATCCCGTTTTTACCAATGTGCAAAACATGATGGTAAAAGCGTTCTTATATCGCAAACCAAAGTTTGATCCTAATAATCCTACTAAGCAAGTTGGTCATGAATATATCCCAATGGACAAGAATCAAATTACTTATATTCATTCTGGTATATGGAATGAAAATAAGACAATGCGATTACCCTTCCTAGAGAATGCTAGAAGAGCATACCGTCAATTGTCGATGATCGAAGATGCTATTATCGTCTATCGACTAGTTCGCGCTCCGGAAAAATTAGTATTCAATGTAGATGTCGGTAACATGCCAGCACCTAAAGCAGAATCTTACCTTAGAAAATTACAACAACAATATTGGTCTTCAAAGACATTTGATAATAATCAAGGTGGGGTAGTTCAAAAGTTTAATCCACAAACTATGTTAGATAGCTACTGGTTTGCTAAGAGAGCCGGTTCAGAAGGAACATCAGTCATTTCTTTACCTGGTGGTCAAAACTTAGGTCAATTAGATGATTTAATGTACTTCATGAAGAAGTTGTATCGCGCATTGAAAATACCCTCTACCCGTTTAGATCCACAAGATACATTTAAAGATGGTCAAGAAATTCTTCGCGAAGAATTAAAATTTGCAAGATTCATTATTCGTATGCAACAACATGTTGCTGCCGGCTTTAAAAATGGATTCATTACACACTTACAATTGAAAGGATTGTGGTCTGAATTTAAATTAAAAGAACAACATTTTGATTTAGAATTTAATGTACCAACTAATTTCTATGAATTAAGAGAGAGTCAGAAATTAGAAATGAAAGTTAATAATTTCAATCAGATGGCTAATAATCAAAGTGTATCACCTTCTTATGCGCAAAAGAAATTCTTGGGTTGGTCTGATATTGATGTTAAAGCTAATAGAGAATTCTTGAGAAAAGATAGAGAATTTGCTTGGGAATTGGCACAGATTGATCAGGGCGGGCCTAATTGGAGACAAGCATTACAGGCGCAAGCTGCTAGTATGGCACCGGGTGGTGACTTAACCGGTGGCGGTGGTGGTGGCATGCCCGGTGGATCATCTGCTGGTGGTGGAGCGGTTCCTCCTCCCTTTGTAGGTGGTCCTGCACCAACAGGTGGAGAAGCACCAGCTGGGGGTGAAGTTCCCGGAGCAGAAGCGCCAGCTGGAGGAGAAGTACCACCTGCGGGTTCTGCACCAACGCCTGAAGCAGGAACATAAATATAATCATGTCATGCCTGCTCACGCCTATAACAGCTTTTCAAAGTACTAATTTAAATAGTAGAATTGATTCATATTCGCGATTAGCAGATCGTATTGTGCGCATGCTTGGTGCACCTTTAATTTCTGTTGAAACACACCAAGATCAGATATTTGAAGCCATTTCAATATCCTGTGAAATGTTTACTAAGTTTGCCGGTTATTCAAAAGAATACTTAGTATTTGATTCTGCCTTATATGAAAGAGGTAAAGGCATTAGATTAGATTATCTTTATACATTATCGAATACTAATTTGACGATGGAACAAGTAGATAAACATACAACATTATCTACTTCCACTTCGCCATATGTTAATGATCATGATCCAGTTTATGTGACATTATCTACTATACCCGGTTCTTACTTTTCTTCATCATCTTCTTTATCTGCTATTTTTTCTGATGATTTGAGAGCCAATCAAATTTTAGATAAAGAGGTTAGAGATTTAATAATAACACATAATGCTTCGTTATCTTCGTTATTCTTGCAATCTGATATTCAAAAATATTCATTCAGGGGAGAAAAAGAGGCATTGCCCAATGCTCCTATTAATAAGATGTTTGATTATGATCTAATGGATTATCGTAGAGTCATTGCTGTTACTGATTTCGAAGAAGGTTCTACTTCTGGTATCAATACATTATTCACTATTGAACAAACATTAGCACAACAAACTTATTTCTCTTATGCTATGGGTAATTACGGGTTTGATCTTGTTTCATGGTATACATTAAAAGAGTGGTTGGAATTAAGAGAAAAGCTCTTGTCCACAAGAAGAAGTTTTGACTTTGATGATAGAACGCAATACTTAAGAATGTATCCGGAACCTAATAATTCGACTAGATTTTACGGTGTTATTGCATGTTATGTCGAAAGACCTATTCGTGATATTATTAAAGAGATTTGGGTTTATAAGTATACATTAGCACAAATCAAAGTATTAGTAGGAACTATAAGAGGTAAGATTCCTGTATCAATGTTTGGTGGACAATTGTTTAATGCTAATTTACTAGAACAAGGGCTGGGTGAAATGAAAGAATTAGAGCAACAATTATTCACAGCATCTGCGGGCTATGGTGATTCTGACCCCGCTATTTTTTTGATAGGCTAATGATTATCAACAGGTTATGCCTTCTTTATCTAGAGATCCCCGATTCAAACAAGGCATATATACTCCTAAAAATAAAGAAAAATTTATAGGAAAGATTGCTATATATAGGTCCTCTTTTGAATTGCAATTCATGAGATGGGCTGATAATAATCCAAATGTTTTGGAATGGGGCTCAGAGAATATTATAGTACCATATAAGAGTCCTGTTGATAATAAACTACATCGATACTATGTAGATAATTTTTTGGTATTAAAAGAAGGTGCATTAATTAAAAAATACTTAGTAGAGATTAAACCTTCTTCTCAAACGCAAAAGCCAGTTCATTCTAATAGAAAAAAGAAGCAAACTATTCTTTATGAGAATATGCAATATGCTGTGAATATGGCTAAATGGGAAGCAGCAAAATTGTTTGCAAAACATAAAGGGTTTGAATTTATTATATTAACTGAAAAAGAACTTTTTTCTAAATAAAGAAAAGATTTCATAAAAGGTATAAATATCGTTATGCCTCTTAGACTGATTGTCGAAAAACCTGCTCCGGAAGAACAATTTGAATATATTCTAGAAGAGAAAGATAGGAATACTCCTGCTACTCTTTTTATTCGCGGTCCATATATGTGGGCTGAAGGTGTTAATCGCAATAACCGTCTTTATCCAATTAATGAGATGCAAAGAGAGGTTGAGAGATATCGTACAGAAATGATTTCAACAGCTAGGGCCATGGGCGAATTAAACCACCCAACTAACGCTGATGTTGATTTAGAAAGAGCGTGTCACTTAGTAACAGAATTAAAACAAGACGGCAATGTTTTCTATGGAAAGAGTAAAGTTTTAAATACACCATGTGGATTGATTGTGAAATCATTAATTAATGATGGTGTTCGTGTTGGTATGTCTTCTAGAGCATTGGGTCAATTAGTAGAGAGTGGCGGCAAGAATGTTGTTAAAGATATGAGGCTTGTTGCTGTTGACTGTGTTGCAGATCCGTCTTTTCCGAAAGCTTTCGTAAATGGTATCTTAGAATCTAAACAATGGGTTCTTTCAGAAGACGGTAAGTTTGAAGAAGATTATAATAAATTCGAAGCTGGTATATCTGCATTGCCAAAACATGATGTCGATGCTTATCTAAGAAAAATGGTATTAGAGTTTATTAATAAAATTAAATAAGCATAAATATCCTTATGAGCCAAAAACAAGCTATTAAAAAAATTATCAGGTACATAAGTGAAAAAAATTATGCCCAAGCTGATAAATACTTGAAATTGATTGTGACCGAAAAGATGAAGTCACGTATCAGAAAAGCAATTGCAACTCAAAATATTTTTTAAACGATATGCCTAAGGATATTACAACACTTTTAAAAGAAGCGACCAAAGACCTCCTTTCTGAGGAATCGCTTAAATTAATTAAAGAATCATTCGAAGCCGCTGTTAATGAAAAGGTTTCTATTCACGTAGAAAAAGCATTAACAGAACAAGACGCCGAATATACACAAAAGCTCGAACATCTTCTCGAAGTTCAAGATACTGACCACACCAATAAGCTTAAGAGAGTTGCAGAAGCTATTGATTTAAATAACACCAAGAAGCTACAAGCAGTTATTAAACGTTATAGTCAAGCATTAACTGAACAAGCAGGATCATTCAAAGATGGTTTAGTTGATAATCTCTCCAAGTATCTTGATATCTATCTTGAGAAGGCATTGCCAACTAAAGAGCTCAATGAAGCTGTTAAAGATAAGAAGGCTCGTATCGTTTTAGAAAATCTTCGTAGAACATTAGCAGTTGATTCCGCATTAATGGCAGAGTCCATTCAAGAAGCAGTATTCGACGGAGCAAAGACCATTGCTGCAACAACAACTTCTAATGAACAACTTTCAGAACAAGTATCTACTCTTTCAGAAGAGTTAGAACAAGTCAAGGCTCAATTAGTTCTTGAACAAAAACTTTCAGTCGTTACTCCTGAGAAGCGCTCCTATGTAAAGAGGGTTCTTCAAGGAAAAGACGCACAATTTATTACAGAAAACTTTGATTACACCATTTCACTTTTTGATCAAAAGGAAGAAGAAAGAGTAGAAGCTCTTAGGGAAGAAGCATCAGAAAGAACAGTAATCAGAGAGTCGGTTTCGGTACCTTCTTCAGAAGAAGAATTACTCGAAGAATCCACAACCGCAATTTCAACCCCTTTCCTCCCAGCTTACTTAAGTGAGCTCGGGAAGTACTAATTTAGTCGAAGTAACAAATTACTTGAGCATCCTGGACGTAAGTCCTTGAGGTCGAATAAAAAATAAGAAAGGAAAAGACAATCTTTATGCAAATCAAACCTACACAAGCATATATCGATAAGAGTCGTGCAGAAGCACTTCTTGAGAAATGGGCACCAGTGCTCAATTATTCTTCCAAGACAGTCGCTCCTCTCGAAGACAGTCACACCCGTTTAAACACAGCAATGCTTCTTGAGAACCAAGAATCATGGTGCTTAAATGAAGCAGGTAACGTTGCTGGAGGAACAAATTCATTGTTCAATTACGGCAGTGTTGACGTTGGTGGTACCGGTGGAAAATTCGGAAACACTGACAGCTATGCAGCTGGCGATGCCCGTCTTCCTAAGATTCTCATCCCAATGATTCGTCGTACATTCCCTGAACTCATTTCTAATGAAATTGTCGGGGTTCAACCAATGAGTGGTCCTGTCGGACTTGCTTTCGCACTTCGTTATAAGTATGCAAATACTACACTCGGAACAGGCGGAGCAGACGGCGGAGTCGGTGGAGATTCCACCAATCACCCATATGCTAATGTTTCCTACGGCGGGGCAACCGCCAATGCAAACGAAATCGGATATCAACATCTCGATACACGTTATACAGGTGCTTCTTCGGGTGCTCTCTCAGGTAATGCTGAGTGGTCATTCGCAGCTCAAGATCAAGGCGTTGCTGAAATCTTGAAGAACTTTGAAATCAATTCCAAGATTCCTACCGTTGAAGTCTCTTTCGAGAAGACAGCAGTAGAAGCTGGAACACGCCGCTTAGGTGCACGTTGGTCCGTTGAACTTGAACAAGATCTTAAGAATATGAACGGCATCGATATCGACGCTGAGATCACAAATGCTATGGCATATGAGATCCAAGCAGAAATCGATCGTGAAATGATCATTCGCATGATCCAAACCGCACTCAATGGTGGACAAGGAGCTGGAT